TCATACAATAAAACCTTGACTATCAGATTACGTTTAATATACTGAAATAATATTATAAGATTTTAATAAATGTCACAGGAAACTCCGATAGATAATTTGAATAGCGGGATAAATGAAGAAGACTCAAAACTAGTTGATAGTATTCTCAATGATTTAAATAGTCACTCGGGTGGACCACAGCCAGGGCCTCAGCAAGGCCAGCAGATGCCTCAGCAAGGACAGATGCCCCAGCAAGGACAGATGCCCCAGCAAGGACAGATGCCCCAACAGATGCCGCGCCAGGAACTAACTCCCGAACAAGTAAGGCAAATCCAGATGCAGAGACAGATGGCGATGCAGCAGCAATTAATGCAGCAACAGCAGATGAATCAACAGATGGCAATGCAAGGTAATCGTGAAGAAAAAAAAGAAATGATCCAAGATAATACTAATAATATCATTGATCAGATTAAGAGTGAATCTAAAAGTATTATATTGGTTATTTTCTTATCAATTATTATAAACATAGAGCAGATAGATGGTTTATTTAAAAGTCAGCCTTCATTATTTACAACTGACTCGGGAAATCTGAATATGCAGGCAATATTCTTAAAGGCATTGATAGTCGGTGTTATATTTTATGTTGTAAAATCATATTTATTGTAGATTATTTCCATTAATTTCTCATTATTTAATATTTTCTTGAAGCATTTATTAATTGTAACTTCCGAAATATTACAATTTTCGGATATTATTTTTTTACTTATATCTGCCTTTTTTAGGTGTAAAAGAAGATAAATACACCCAGTCGCCATCGCCGGCGGCGTATTATCGTATATTAAATGCAATGATTCACATATATCAGATATATCTTTAATAATTTTCATATCTTTTTCAGATATTGAAAGATTATAACAGAATCTTTCAATAAAATCATTTAAATTAATAGTTTCAGAGGATTGATCTCTTTTAACATTTACTTTATTTAGCCTACTTATTTCCGTATAATTCTTACATCCTTTCGTAAGTATTTTCGGGTCCATGTCGAACATTTTAGCTATTTCTTTAACACTACGGGGAACCTTGCATTCTTTACACGCATTAAAAACACACGCCGCAATAATACCTTTCCTATTTTTACCTCTTGATATCTTCGTATCAGAAATAACAGAATAAAGCGATTTCGCAGTTTCACTTATAATGTTGGGTAAATTATTCCCACCACACTTGGAACTAATCTCCATAAATACCTTATATTTACTTCTTTCTTTATAGGGCATACTATTCCAATTCTGTCGCGTAGATAATCTATCGTAAATATTTCCTTTATTATTTATACTCGTACCCAATGATGAACCCGGTAAAAGTAAATTTACTGGCATCCCACAACGAGTTGGATCACTTTTTTTACTATCCTGTGATCCATAATACCTCCATTCGGGTATATTTAAAATATCATCTATAATAGAACCACAGGTTTTACATTTAATTTCAGATTCTGTATAAAGATAATTCTGTATATTTCCACAACATTTATCTTCTTTTTCTTTTTTATCAGTATCACTTACTTGATCGAGAGTTTTATATAGTTCATCAAAACTCATTGGCGAATTAAATTATGTATTATATTTTTAAGTATATTTATATCAAATTTATTTATTATAATAAATTATGTTGCATTATGAATTAATATCGGGACTATGGATTTCTGATATTTCAATGTTAAATAAAACGAAATTTTTAGAAGATAATAATATAACTATTATACTTAATTGCACTCAAACATTCGATTTCCCCAATTCAGATTCATTAAAAAAAATAAGGTTACCCTTTTCCCCTATAAGAGAATCTGACACAGATATAACACTATTAAGGAATAATTACAAAAAAATTGTTGATTATATTTCCGAAAATATAGATGAAAATAATATATTAATATGCTGCTACGATGGTAAAAGTATATCTCCATTTATTGTAGCATTATATATAGCATCTAAGAGTAAAATAAGTAAAGAATCAATTTATGAAATTTTACTCACTAAAAATAAAAATTTAGATTTATGGTGTGATATATCACTATTTATCAATTAACTCGATTAGTGTTTCATGTTGTTCTTGAATAATATCGTCTAACATCTGAATATTAGAATTTACGAACCAGGGTATTCTATTTCCCTTTTCATTGAAAATAGGTTTTTCTTCATCATATCTATTAAATAATAATTTACCCGATGTATTTATCATATTATTATGATGATTGCAGTATTCGGTGCATCTAATTCTCTTATATCTACACCTTGTTCCATAATGATTATCCCATATTCTGGCACAGCACCTATTTTCGGAAGAATATTTACATTTTTTTTCTTTATCTAAAAATGTAAGATCTTTTATTTCTTTTTTAATCTTTTCTTCACATAATTGATTATATTCTTCTTTAGAAATATCTAAACTACTATCGTATAATTGATATAATTCTTTAAGAGCATCAGTTTCAAATTGAATTTTCAGGAGATCTTCCAATTTCATTTTTTAAAAAAGTTTTAAATAAAAATCAAATTTTTTATTGTTTTTTCATTTTAGATTTTTTCGCTTTTTTAGATTTTTTACCTTTCTTATTTTTACCCGATTTCTTTTTTTTAGAATCTCCCTCAATTTCGGAAAGAGAATCGCCGCCAGATTTTCTTTTATCAGAAATAGCCATTGGGATACTTGTAGATCTTTTTTTATCTTGAAAAAATCTTGTTACAATATTACTATATATAAAATTCACAGTTTTAATCTGTTCATAAATAAAATCCTCCATTGGTATCATACCCAGAGACGAGTCTTGGTCTGCAATCCCCTTCGCGAAATTTAATTTCTGTAGAGCTACTATAAGTTTCTGATGTTCATTAAATTCGGCCAATAATCTTTTAGGATTTACAGGTCTTCTACGCTCTTTATCAGCCAATGTAATTTCATCTGATCTTTTCTTCATTACCAAATCTATATCGCCTCCGCGAGTTTTCACCAAATCTGGATCATAGTCAACCATTTATACTATTACATATATTTTATGTACCGGAATCTGGTCCATTATCTAATAAATCATCGGATAAATTATCGGATACATTATCCGATACATTATCAACTAAATATTTAACTACCATTTCAATTTGGTATTTTTCCATAGATTCTTCTATCTTTTCCATTATTTCATAAAATAAATTAGGATTAATATAAATATCTTTATATTTTAATTCAAGATATCTATACAATAAATCATTTTTTTCTATTTTCTTGATATATTCGCTCTTTATTTTCTCTTTACTTTTTTTTAAAATAAAAGGATTGGCTATAATTCTCAGATGTTGTGTATCCATTATAGTATACTTATTTTCGGTATATTTAAAAAACCAGTTTTTTTAACATAATGAATATTTAAGTATAATTCTTTCGGTTTATTATCAAAATAATCTTTTATTTTTTTACCATTTATCATTTTAATTTCATTTTCCAATTTTATTTTTTTATAATTATCTATTTTATTAAATAAATATTCTTCATATTCATCTAATTCTTTATTCTGGGTCACAATCTTATAATTATTATATTCTTTAATTATTTCAAAATCTTCCAATTTTAATATTATCCCGTATAAATTCACACGATTATTAATTTTAATAATAAATTTATCTTTTAATTCTATAACAGTTATTTCTGATATACTTGTTTTTTTAGGATATACATATTTCATTAAATACTTTAAAATAAGATAGAAATTATAATCAATGATATGAACAATCTCAATAAAGAAATACTCAACAATGCCCTTAAATCGGATAATTCACCCAATTTATTAATATACCCGGGTTACGGTGAAAAGATATTTTATGAAAATTTTAATAATATTTATAAAATATTCGATATACAGAATATTAAATGTGGGGAAATGTCTTATACAAGAACTAAATATTATTACGAATTTAATATGAAAAATATCATCACTATAAATATAAAACCTTTAACTGAATTATTAAAAGAAATAATAATATCAAAAGATTTTTATAGTAATAATAATAAAATTATCATATTTAAAAACTTCAATAATATAAAAATTGCGTTTCAAAATATTTTAAGAGTTATTACCGAAAAATACAGAGAAACAACTGTTTTTATTTTTTTGACAGATAAATACAGTAACATAATTGAACCGTTGAAGAGTCGTTCATTATCTTTAAGATTTTCAGGAGTTAAGGATAAAGAAAAAAGAAAAATAATTTATCGCAACAGTGATAAAACACTAAAAACACCCAAGTATTACGATTTCATGTATTCCATTAAAAAAGAAGATATTGTAAAAATAATAGACAGGGGAAATGAAATAGAAAAATATATAAATCCATATGATAAAATATCTTTAGAAATACTAAAAATATACAATTCAAGAATAAATAAAACTAATTTACTTAAATTAAAAGATCTAGCTTATAATATTTTAAAAAATAATATCAATGTTACAATTTTTTATCATAATTTATTAAATCATTTACTTCAAAATAAAATTATTCGTGATAATACGAAGTATAAACTTGTAACATTATTTTCAGATTCACAATACAACTTTATAAAATCTTATAGAAGTATTATTATTATAGAATCATTATTAATCAATATCTATTTCACCATTAAAGACGACCTTCCCGCATATCATCCTGAACCTCGTGATGTATACGATAAGTCATCATAAATATAGTTAAGAGAAGGAATAAATTCATATCACGCTTGATACAGCACGAATAAATTAGGCATACGAATAAGAATAGATGAACGAAGGGATGTCTAATTAATTTCTTAACAGGATCCATCAAGGGTTTAAGCATTCTCTTAAATTGAATACCAAGTATATCATGGGGTAAATATTCTACAACGATAACTGCTACCATAAAAAATTCAATATTTCTCTTATTGGAGCCAATTACATTTCCAACGGTCGACAAACCTTTCTTTCCCATACTTTCAACGCTTTTCAAACTCATCTTATACCTTTAAAAATATTTTATTTATACGAATCTTAAATTATTTTTATGGAAATATACGAAAGGGCCACCATCTAACTTTACCTTAATAATTGATCTACCCGAACGATGACTGTCACCCGCCTTGGATACAACCTTTCCGAACTTTCTTACGAAATCCTTGTGCGTTCCAACATACTTCACCAGACGATCTTCTTCGAACTTGTAATTCGGAATTTTCTTGAATCGTCGACCATTCATAGAATACGGGCCTCCCTTCTGATATTTCCCTGTTCCAGTGTGAAGTCCTCCGAAATTCTTGCCATTCCAGTTTCCAGGTGCCATTCTCAATTATACTTATATATCACTTCTTTTCTTTTAAATATGCTTAACTTAGATTAAGCAATTATCAAATTTTTTTTATAATATATATTATAAAATGCGTCCAAGAAATAAAACTTATAAAAGAAAATCTAAAAAGAATAAAACTTATAAAAGAAAATCTTATAAAAAGAGATCTTACAGGAAGAATCCTTCAAGAAAGAATAAAAAATCCAAGAGAATTAGAAAAAGTAGAAGATCTTTTATTAAGAAAACAAGAACCAATAAATCCAAGGGTAAAAGAATGGTTGGCGGGGCCACCTCGGCAACTTTAAGCCCCGAAGTAACACAACTTATTGATAATATAATTACGGAAAATCAGAACTGGCGGAAGGATGATACAGTGTCTAATATGATCCACACGCTTGGTCTGATGGGTCGTGAGTTAACAAGAGATGCCGTTAAAAAAATGTTAGAAGGACGGGCGATGGAGCTCAGAAAGAAAACGAACGGGGCTGCAGCAGCACGGTCTTTGGAGGCAGCGGGAGATGAAGCACGTGCTGCTGCAGCAGCAGCAGCAGCAGCAGCAGCAGCAGCAGCGGAAGAGAGCGAACGCCAGACGAAAGCGGACGAGTGGCTCCAACAGGAGCAAGAGAGAGCGAAGAAGCGCGCAGAGGAGGAGGGCTCACCCGACGACTGGGAAAAGTTCGTGGGCGAGCTTCCCCCAGAATTGCGGCTGTCGGAAGGGCCCGTCGACCACGAGACGAGCGAGGAGGATAAGGCGATGTTTCGCGTGCATGCCGCAGCGCATCTGGAGTTCGTGCGGAACTCGATAGTCCTAGGGAAGCGATCTGATCAAGACTACCGCACGTGGCTAAAACTTTCAATGCCTGGCGACTTCGACAACGAATTTGTGGAGATGAATGGCAGGAAAAATGAGCGCTTGCACGCACTATGGAAAGAGTGCGGCGCAGACGATCAGCTGGTGCACCACTACACGACAGCCGACAACAAACTGGATACAGTGGCGGTAGAGGCTGCTACGACGCAGAATTTCATCGACTCAACGATGCCGCGGGCGCTCGACCTCATCCGTAGCGAGCTGGGGCTCGCCTACAGCTCATCCCGCGAACCGTGGGAGGTGGTCAAGCAAGCGTGCAGCAAGCTCGACGGGCAGGGACCGACCGGGTGGCGCAGGTGCGACCCCAGAGAGACGCTCGAACAGCAGGTGCAGGGTATCTGCGATTTCCTCGACATTGAGACGAACTGGCCCGTGCGACGAGCCCCGGGGCAGCCTGGTGGACCTCCTCTGCGCTACGTTGTGAATGAGGATTATGCCGCGACAACGATGGCGCGGGCGCTCGACCTCATCCGTGACAATCTGGAGATCACCGACTGCCCGAAGCCGTGGCAGGTGGTCAATCGAGCGCACATCATTCTCGCGGACCGCGGGTTCGACCCCTCAAAAAAAGTGACGCTCAAACAGCAGGTGCAGGGCATCTGCAAGTTCCTCGGCATTCAGACGAACTGGCACCCCAACAGCTAAGCGGCTGTCGGAATAAGGTCCTAATTATAAATTAAATGAAACTTATGTATCACTAGATCCTACACAACCTTCAAGTTAAATCGCGGCTTCGCCTCATAACCATTTACACCGCTATCACTTTTCTTTTCACCAATTGACAGACCAAACTTAGAATTGGCCTGCCATTTCTTTAATGCTTCCTTAAAGACATTCCTCTTCGGAGCATCGAACTCTTCCTTCTGAGCCCATTCCTTGAAGTCGCAATATAGATTATCTAGTTCAGTCGGAGCAATCTCTTCGACACCGCTGGTATCATTCTCAATTTCCTCGCAGCAATCTGCGATCCATTGACCGATAACATCATTAGAGTTCCTGTATTGATTGGTCTTGTCAAGGACAGCCTTAGGAATTACGATACCATTCTTATCATATTCACGCCAATTCTCCAGGAGGATCATCATAAATGGAATCTTCCAGAAAGGCAACTTCTGCTTCAATTGAGTATCGATTGGATGACGATTCAACTTAATATCAACTTTATCCGGCTTCACGAACTTAGAGACGAATGCGGTTGCCCTAAGCCTCCTCCAAGTCCCTTCATCATCGCTAGGAACATGTGGTAACTGGTTACACATGAGGAATAATTTAAACTGGGGAGTAAATTCAAATGGTTCTTTGTACAATCCTCTTGCTTGAATCTTATCGTTACCCGTAATTTCTTTCATCTCACCAACATTCAGAGTTTCATTAACATCTGGTTCTTGCATTACACAGAAACGCTTACCCCTTGTTCGTGCCATCTCGGGACTCGCTGCCCCCGATGCCTTCCTCTTCTGTGTAAGGAGAGCAACGGGTAAATTACAAGCATACTCTCCGAGAGTAAGAGTAATAAGTTCAACAAGTTTAGACTTACCATTGCCACCCGATCCAGTCCAAATATTAAATCCTTCTTCCCTATTTTCTCCGGATAAACAGGTAGACATAATCTTTAATGTGTATGCCCTAACTTCATCATCTGGGATAATCTGTTTAAGGAATAAGTTCATGTCTGCTTTTAATCTATCATAATTAGGAAATTCTTGTGCTACCTTAACCATTAAATCATCGAGAGACATCGGGAGATCTTTCTTATCCACGGGTAATGAAAACCCGCATGAAATTGTGATGTAATCTTCGGGTCGCCCTTCCCTAAATTCATTATTCTTAAGATCATAAACTCCATTATCGAAACCTAGAAGATTATTATTAGTATCGAAATCCTCCATAATATCCTTTTTATAGAACATATGTGAAAGACCACCCATAAGAGTCTTTACATAAGATTCTTTTAAGAACTTCTTCTGAAAATCCAAACATATTTCCGAACCAATATTGTTCCCATTATCTTTTTCTTTCTGAGCATACCACGCATAAATACTCCAAATATCCCGATGAATTGAATTCTTAAGCTTGGTTCCTTTCATAGTTTTTTCCCACATATTCCCGTTAAAATACATCCAGTCTTCATTAATATCAATTGAAATAAATTGACTTTCATAATATTTATGAATAACCTCATTAATTCTAAAATGTGCTTCTGTCCCCGCCTGAATACTATCATTAATCTTACCTTTTAAGTTTTCCCTCATAATTTTATCATAATTAACGGGATTATCACATTTAGCCCACCATTTTAATGAACCGAATCCAAGTTTAGGTCCATCCATGCGATTAAAAGAATTCCACTTTACATCGCAGTTACGCTTCGATGATCCATCCGCATAGTTATAATATTTCATACTGAATTCTTTAAAAGCATCGAGCAATTCCATATGATTAATATTATGAAGACACATCCCCACAGCTAACCACGTTCCATAATCTTCTGCCCTGCCAACAGATAAACATTTTACTAATTCTTTGATGAACGATAATTCTTCTCCTACAATCTTAAATATAGCATTTTCTTGAATATTATCTCCATACAGACCATAAATATCTACGTTAGCCATTGCATTACTATTACTACCCCCATTATTTTTAAGTCGGTTATTCATAAGATCAAGGAGATCTTGGGAGTAAGATACATTGTCTTCTTTAATGTGAAGCATTGAAAGTCTTTTCGCGATTGTGAGATCGCATGAATAAGAATCACTCATTTCTTCGTCCACGAGTTTAATAAGATTAAGATCATCGTCAACTCTAAAGACTTTCGTTAATTTATAATAAGATTCATTCTCCTTAGCACAACCGTAAGGCTGCCAACCACTGAAACATCCGTCGCACAATTGATCTTCTTTATTGGAAGGCGGGATTTCACAAGTATTATTAAATATCTCCGTGAAAACTCCCTGTCCTTTTAGAGTTTCTACCATTTTACGGTAGTTCTCTTTTTTAAGAACTAAATCTGGACAGATAATATGAATTCCATCTTTCGTTTTATATTTACCAGATTTACAAGGATAAACATTGTCTTTCTCCATTACCCACATTTCATATTTAGATTTATCTTCAATGTCTAAGAACATAGATAGATTTTCTTTAAGAAAATCACAGATACGATTAATTGTTTCATCGGTATATTGTCTTTCAGTAAGTTCATCTAAATATTTAATGTCGATATCAATAATAAAAGGGATAAAATCTCCGAATTTCTCGACAAGTGGAATATTATCTCCAGTCTGTATGATATATTTTACGATTTTTTTATAGAATGAATTTATTAGATTTTCTGGAATATGATAACTCCCTCTTTCGCTTGGATCACTTGCCATGGAGGTAACATTGATAGTTTTTCCATTCGTATTTTTCAGGACTTTCAATTCTTTCAGAAGATCAATTAAATTCATAATGAATTAATAATATTTTAATCTTTAATTATTTTTGAGTATTTAAACAATCTTAATATTTAATATAGTTATATCTAATTATTTATCTTTAATATAGTAATAATAGTTTAGTAATAATCAAATTTTTAAAAAACGGATAAATTAAATGAATATTTATATTTTAGAATCAGTAATAATTATTTAAAATTAAAGATATAATTAATATATAATTAATATCTATTTAAATGAGTAAACAAGTTATCAAGCGTATTGCTACCAGGGATATGAAAGAAATGAATAATATAGATTTAAATAAATTAGGTATTTATATAAATTTCAACGAAGAAAATATAACCGAAGCCTATGCTATGATTATAGGTCCGAAGAACACTCCATTCGAGAATGGTATTTTATATTTTAAGATAGATTTCCCGAATAATTACCCCTATTCTCCACCGAAAGTTCAATATTATTCTACAAGTAAATTCAGAATACATCCTAATTTATATGTAGGAAGGCCTCACGATAATTTTTTAGGTAAAGTATGTTTGTCTATAATTAATACGTGGTCCGGTCCGAAATGGACATCAATTATGCACATAGGGAGTGTTCTAATTTCCATACAGTCTTTATTAGATGAAAATCCACTACACAATGAACCCGGATTTGAAAATGAAAAAGGTAAAAGGAATGATATTTATAATGAAATAGTTCAATATGATACATTCAATCATCTTATTTATAAAAATAGTACCGATATTCCCGTGCATTTTAATTGTTTTATTCCGATAATAAGAGATCATCTTGAAAATAATAAAACCGATATTATGGACAAGATAAAATATTTACTGGAATTGCACCCAGACAGAGAAAAATTATCGATTAATATTTACAATCTATGTATTATTCGGGATTATAAGATTATTGAAGAAAAACTTTCTAAAATATTTTAAAATTTGATTTAAAATATAAGAATTAATATTAATTAAATAAATGAGTTTAACGGATATCCATTTTTGTAGCGAATGTTACAATCTAACATTTTTACATACGAATGAAGATCAACAACTAATATATTTCTGTAAATCTTGTGAAAAAACTGAAGATTACAAGGGAGATGGGTGTATCTATTCTCAGAGTTTCGTTGCATTAGATAAAAGTGAAATAATTAATTCAAATAAATATATTAATCACGATATTACATTACCATTTATTAAAGATAATCCCAACATAAAATGCCCCAATACAGAATGCGATTCAATTAGTGGGGGAGATAAAGTAATTAAATACATCAAGCATGATCACGATAATATGAAATATACCTATATCTGCAATACGTGTGGTCAGAAATGGCATAACTAATAAATTTGATTTACTTAAATATTATTTTATAATATATTTATTATGGACAGTGAGGATATAAATTTACTACTTAAAAATTATGATATTACGAAATTAAATACAAGAAATATAAAATTAACCAAGTACGAAAAAACAAGGGTACTAGGAGAAAGGGCTTCGCAGATAGAGAATGGGACCAATATATTAATAAGTAATCCTGGGAGATTTAATAATTCTTATCAGATAGCAGAGGAGGAATTAAGATTAAAGAAAATTCCTTTTATAATAAAAAGACCGTATAATAATGGATATGAATACCTTAAATTAAGTGATTTATATTGAAAATGAAAATGAAAATGAAATTGAAATTAAAATATTTATTTAAGTATAAATGGTTTTTGATTCTGCTATGAAAAGTTTAAAAAAATTCTGTAAAGACGATGACACTTGTATTTTTGTTATCTTGGTACTTATAGGATTTTTGTTGTGTATGTTTTTTAATAGAGATGAAGGATTCGCATCTTATCCATTGTCTGAATCGGATAATTCGGGTGGACCGGTTGAGGGGAATCACGATTACGGTGGTATAGGTCAGAAACCCACCCACGCTAATATCGAAGAAACTATTGAACCACCGAAAGATCCGAAAATGCCCCAGATAGCCAAAGTTGAAGATTTACCAGGTATAATTCCGAAAGATCCGGGTATGCCCGAAAATATCCCGGGGCCAACTTTAAGATCTATTGAAATGGCGAAGCAGGGCAAGCAATATGGTTCTGAATTGTTACCCAACAGTGGGGGTATTAGTGTCATGGGATTTTCTTTAGACAGTGGATCCAGCGGTGTTCCCCTTGAATATTCGGCTTACACCCCACAGGCTAGATATAAAGACGCTGTTCCTTCTGACTTGGGTCCCCAATTTCCATCGGGAGATAAAGAACCAGAAGTCGCGGACATCCCTTCATCTGACACCGTATCAGATGGAACCATGTCCCAGGATACGGGGTCTAAGATGAAAAAAGAAATGAAACTGGTATTATTTTATGCCCCCTGGTGTGGTCATTCTAGGAATATGTTGAAAGATTATGATATTATTATGCGTAAATATAATGATACACTTATGAATGGTGTGACATTAAATATAACCAAGGTCGATATGGAGGCGAATAAAGACGGCGCCGAACCGTATAGTGTTAAAATTAAAGGATATCCTACACTATATACCTTCGTTGAAGAAAATGGAAAACAGGTCGCCCAACCATTTAGTCAGAGAGATAAAAAAGAAATCTTTGAAGAATTACAGAAAAGGACTAAGGCAATGGGATCTCAGTAAATCAGTAATTTTTATTGACAACATATTTCTGAGAGAGTTGCCCGTCGTGACCTCCTCCAACTTGATCACTATTATCTACTTCTCTTTCTCCGAATTCCCAGAATTTCCTGGAACCCAATTTAACCTCATCGTGGGGTTCTGCTTTATACCAGAATACCTGATCCTGTAATTTATTACTTTTCGCATTATTATGAACGACCAAACATTCATAATTTTCGGTACATTGATCCATAACCTGACAAAACATTTCAAAGTTAGGAAACATACCGGCATAATGTTCATATAATCTTTTTCTATTAGAGACATAATTTTCTCTTAAAATAAAGATGTAATCTATATTCGTTCTAAGATTAGGAGGAATACCCAGGGCATACTGCATGGTAATTATAAATAAAATCTTAAAATGACGTCCATTCATAAATAGAGACCTTACATTTTTATCTTTCGTCCAACTATTATCATATAAGCAATCATCTAAAACAAGGAATGCCCGGGGATCTATACTCTGATTCTCTTTCCATTTATCAAGCATCATTCTTTGTCTTTTTAAAATATTATGAATGATGGGAGGTTGATATTCTTCGTGAATAAATAATTTCGGAACCATCTTAGAATAAAATTCATTCGCAGCTTCTGTCCCCGAAATAACTTGTCCTACTGGAATATTCGAATGAGAATGAAGAATATCCTTACATAAAAAAGATTTACCAGTTTCTCTTTTTCCTATGAGGACAACTACCTTATCATCTTTAATGTCATTTATATCAAATTTCCTCAATTCAATTTCCATTGTATATATTTTAACTTATTATTTATTTATAAGTTTAACCTTATAAAAAATACTGATAAATATATTATTAATGAATCAACTAGATATTTCATATTTCAAGTGGGGGAAGGATTATAAAAAATTCCATGAATCTATCCGGAATCTATTGGATATGAAAGAAATACAGTTTTATATGCCTTTTTTTTCTTTATATTTCTATATTCATAATACACCCTTATCCCATAAAAAAATAGATTTAGATAGAAGATATTTTATTAAGAATATAAAGGAAAAGATAAAAGAAAGATATTATAATTCAAACTTGATTATAAGGGGGGAAATATATGATACTCGTAAAAATTCATTAGAAGAAAAAGAATTATTCTGTAAAAGTATACCCATACTTGATCCAATCCATGCGATAAATAATAATTATAATCTAGTAAATAAAAATAATTATCATTTACCCGGATCTTATAATTATAACACATTTAGTAAAATTAATGATATAAATAATGGAGCTTATATTGACGTATTATGTTCATTTTTATTCGGTAAACTCACTGAACATAATATTTTACCATGTTTCGCATTATTTTATGGTTCTGCGAATGGTATAGGTGAATATAAATATGATATAACCGAAGAATACGATGATTATAAGATAGATAAATGTTTTAACAGAAATATAGGAAGAACATTTAAATTGGATATTTATCTGTCCGATTCAGAAGAAGAGGATTCCGAAGAAAATTCCGAAGAAGATCCCGAAGAAGATTCCGAAGAAGATTCCGAAGAAGATTCCGAAGAAGATTCCGAAGAAGATTCCGAAGAAGATTCCGAAGACTTCCAAGGGTCAACCGATTCTCTGGAGACATCATCTTATAATTCTCGTATGAATGAAGATTATATATCTAAAATACAAAATTTACCCGTTCAACTTTTATTTATAGAAAAACTTGAAGGGACATTGGAAGATTATCTACTTGATGAAAATTTTAGAGAAGAAGTATTATTGAGTTGTTTATTTCAAGTATCTTTTTCATTGCATTACCTCCAGAAATATTACGAATTTACCCATAATGACCTTCATATTAATAATATTATGTTTTCTTATACAGAAAAAAAATATTTATATTACAAGATAAATAATAAATACTTTAAAGTTCCAACATATGGTATAATATTCAAGATTATTGATTTCGGTAGAGCTATCTTTACTTACAAAAATAAAATTTATATGAATGATGCCTTCTCTAATCATGGAGAAGCGGGTGGACAATATTATTATCCACGACAGGTTAATTTCCATAAAGAAACAAGACTAGAGAAAAAAATATACCCGAACTATTCATTCGACATGTGTAGATTATCTATGACTATTTTAGAAGAAATAAATATGGATAAAATATCCCATAAAACATTAAGTCTGTTAAATCATATGTGCACAGATAAATATAATCAAAATTATTGCCAGATGGAAGATGATTTTAGTTTATATATATTAATATCCAAAAATTCTGAAAATGCTTTACCATTGGATATAATTAATAAAGCCATATTTAAAGGGTATCGTGTTAAAAAGAAAAATTTTCCATTAAAATCGTATTATTCCCTTTAAAATGGTGGTTGATTATTTACCTTGGGGGAAAACCCACCCTTTAATGGAACAACTTCGGTATTGGATTTATTCGTAAAATAAAGGATAACTACCGAAACTAACATAATTATTGAAAATATAATTAGATAGTTCATTTTCTTTTCCTTCTTTTCCCACTTTTCACCATTTTCACCTTGAATTAATTGTTTATCATTTTTATCGGTTATCATGGCATAAACACAAGTACTAACTGAACCTATAATCAGACCCGATAATAAACACGAACTTAACATTTATTTTTATAATTTTAAATTAATTTAAAATTAAACTTAACCAACTTCAGAGGCATCTTCAAATAAAGAAAAACTTTTTGATTCTTCAACTTTAATTCCTTTATCCTCTACAACTTGTTTCATATCGTTAAAAAAATTAGCCAGAGAAGAAGTTTCGTCTATATCCCCCTGTCCTATCTGAACGAGTTCCCTTTTCCCCTTTAACTCCTCCGATATAAGTGATGATTCGGGTTCAGGTTCGGGTTCGGGTTCAGGTTCGGGTTCGGGTTCAGGTTCGGGTTC